ATCATAATAATTAGGTTTAAGGTTTCCTTTAGCGTCTTCTTTAACGTCCTGAGTCTTATAATCAAGTAGTGTTAGTTTACCGTCTACGACAGCTAAACCGTCTACTTGGCCAGCATATCCCAGCTTTTCATTAACACACACAAACTCGGTATCAACAAAAGAAACTGAATGATCTCTAGTCCATTCAATGTAGTACTTAACAAACGGTTTAATCTCATCGTATTTGTTGTCTAAGAATCCTGTCTTATTCAACTCGTCAATTGCGTTGTGATACAAAGAACCAAATGCTCTTGCGTCTACCATTTTCTTTTGAGCAAACTGGCGCATATTATTACCGTACTCCTCAGTGTTTTCTCCTCCTGTTATCGGATTGTTTACACAAGCCTCAAGCATCTGGTTTTGCTTCCAGCGATCAAGACTTGGGTTGGCAACTATTTTTGTAATTGCCGTCACGCTGGGAAACAAACCCAGCTTTCTAGCGTCAGCCTTAGTGGTGTTTCTTTCACCAGTTCCATCTTTCTTTGGGACTGTATGAAGGGAGCGGCCATCGGGATAATACCAATGACCGCCGTCTCCATTCAGCTCGCGCTTATGTGGTTGAGCTGAGAGAAACATTAAAACGGTGCGCCTTCGTTATAGACTTGATAATCTTTAGCAACAAAAGCAGTTGCGCCCTCATCGAGAGGGGTGCAGCTTGTCATATTGCTGTAGGTTTTACCGTTTTTATCACTCACATTATGAGTGAACACTAGAGTTGCTGGCCTACCAACAACCGCCTCTTCAAAAGCTTCTTTTGTCTCGAAGTCTTTTATCTCAATCTCCCAATCATTTAGCCGCTTGTGCAGCGTACCATTTTCGTTAGAGATTGATTGCGGCACATTGTGCCAGTCCCAATAAACGCAGTTAACTGTAGAGCCGTCCTCTTTAGTTGCTGTTTTGTTGGTTTGAAACACCAGAATAATCCGGTTTTTCGTCTCGCCTTCAGCCGTCTTCTTGGTAAACGGCTCACCTGTTTTTTTGTTGTGTGTAACTACCTCCACACACACACCATTTGCCACCCCTTTAGGATGAATTTCGAAGTCTGCCTTTGCAGTACTTTCAGTTGCATTTAAGAACATATTATTTTTATTTGTGTTTTATATTTCTGGGTTTTCTGTTTCGGCACTCGCCGAGAGAAATTGTTTGTCTTTACGAGATTGCATTTGAAACTCTTTATTTATTTCATCGCACCTTCTTTGCATAAGCTTTTGCTCTAAAGCGTTCAGATAAAACCAAGTATCAGCAGCTTCTTCTTTCAAAGCTTTAATTAATTGGATTTCATTCATCTTCCACAAACCCTTATCTCCTCTAGGGTTGTGTTCCTCAATGCCCTTATTAAATTTAGGCAAAGCGAATGAAGTAAATTGATTGAGAGCTATATCCCTTATTTCTGGATCAGTCATTTTTAAAATATTTTGATATTATGTTTTCAGCAGCAATTCCGATTTTTAAGCCTTTCTTAACACAATGAGCTTTTAATAACTTATGAACCTTCTCACTTACTGCTACCATTTTAAGTTTTCCTGTTGATGTTGCTCGCACTGGAAAAAGATAATATATAATAGATTATAATAGTCAATAAAAAAATATAAAAAAATATATTACTGTGTGTAGTTAAGTGTAAGGGCCGAAACTTTTATCAATTCAAAAAGCTTACTATGCAGGAGGTGCAGGGTGTGGCCCCTTTCGGGGTATTGGTAAGCCGAAACTAGCGAGTAACTAGCTTTGCCGACATCAGAGTCGGCCCTTATTTAAAATTAAAGCTCTCTCTCAATCACCGCCTCTAAGCGATTAATTGTTTTCAGAGCATCTCTAACAAATTCCACTGAATTGGTAGAAGCTCGGACAGCATCTTGAAATCCAGCTGGATGACGCTCAATCAGTCTGTCTGCGTTTTTCAGATCCACTGTCGCGCAGCTGGTCATCGTGACCAAGAGCAGCAGAAATGGCATCATCCACTGCTTCATCTTTGTTTTTTCTTCTAACATTAGCGGTTGTGTTTTTAAAAACTTTAAACAACCGGGACACTAGGTCGCGTAAAACGCCTAGTGACCCCAGAAGTTTAAGCATCCACATATAACTAACTAATTTCCTTTTGCAGCGTCTTCAGATTTTTTAACACCGTGCCTAACAAACACAGCTAGCACACTTGTAACAATCAGCTGTAACGCAGCTGCCATTTCAAGTTCGCCAGTAAAATAACCGGAAGCTGCACCTACGACAGCTGTAACAGCGGCCCAAACAGTTTTTGACTTTAACATATTAATATTTACCTCGTTTCATTTTCTTAGCATAATTCATTTTCTTAGCAGAAGATTTTTTACTGCTAGATTTTAATTTGTCTTTTTTCGGTGGTCTACCCACTTTACTTCCGTATGTACCTTTTCCGTGTGGCATAATTATTTCTTTTTTTTCGATGTTTTAGCTGATCTTTTAAAATCTTTAGCTGTAGGAGCGCCTTTTGCCCCTACTTTTCTCATCTTTTCTCCACTTCCCGCTTTAATTCTTCGTTTTTTTGCGTGAATATTAGCGTATAATCCTTTTTTCTTAGCTGCCATTAGTATTTACCTTTACGGCTACTAGGATTACTGGTTTTCCTGCCGCCTTTTTTCCAAAGCTCAGTACAAGCTAAGTGTTTAGCTGTACCAGCTTTAGCTGTAGAGCATTTATGTCTAGCATTAAAAGACTTACGAGCAGCGTCGGAATAATTGTTTCCGTAACCTTTCGCACCTGCGTGAACAAGTTTTTTACCACCGTCTATGCAGTAAAGCTTCATTATCTTTTTATCAGAACGAGTGCTTTTACGCACTTCTCCGCATTTCATTGAAGATTTTGGGCTTTTCTTTTTAGCTGCCATTTTTATTTAACTGCTCCTTAACTTTAAGAACAATATAAACGAGACTAGCTACAGATATGGCTATCTGGAGGATCAAATCTATATTTGCCATCCAGTTAGTTATACCAGCTGCCGTAGCTAATCCCACTTTTATATCGTCTAAATTAAACATTTTACATTAGCTAGCTGGAGTTTTCTCTTCAGCTGGCTTTTCAGCTTCACCTTGCGGTTTTTCTTCTATTGAAGCATTCAATAACGCCATAAAATGAGCGCGAGCAGCTAAAGTTTGCTCTAAGCTGTAATTAACCTGACGCGCTTTTGCATCAAGATCAGTTATATGTGTAATAAAAGCGGTCTGCTGTGGTGTTAGATCGCTAATATTGTGTTCTTCCCCATTAATTAAAATGGTTTCCTGTTGTTTTGTCTCTTGTTCTGAGGCCATAAATTATTTTGCTTGAGTGTCAACTGGTTCGAGAGTAGACGCGAGCATCTGAGTAAACCTCGCAAGCCCTTCAGCTGGAGGGTTTTGAGTGGCTTCAACATCTATTGAATAACGAGCTGAAAAATCTGTCGAGCGGGTATTTTCAGAATGCGATGTAACTGTTCCAGTGTGAGATGATGAGTGACTGCCTCCAGCTGTAACTCCAACTCCCCAGAAATGACCACTAACTTCAGCGTGACCTTCAGTTTCTGAATGATCTTCTTGCTTGTTGTCGTGTGAGTCTTTGTTCTCCGAATGGCTTTTAACTTCCATATCAAAATGTATTTTAACATCTGATATAGATAGGTTGGGTATTGTGACCATAGAAAGTAATGGCATCTTGACCATTTGCTTCTGTGGTGTTGCACGTCCTTTAATTAGCCGCTCTACCTCTACATCAACGGTGCGGGTTCTCGTTTTTTTCGGATCATCTGGATCTGGCTCAAAACCAATTGACGATACAAAATCAAGTGTTACGCCAGCTAGCTTTTTTTGTCCGGCAGAAGCCGAAACGAGTGGGTCTACGATCAGTTCGCTTATAGGTAAGCCCTGAAAGTCCTTTAATTGTGCATCATCTGCTCCTGCCATTTTATTATATTGTAGGTATTTGTTTTACTAAACCATCACCGATTCGTGCAAGCCCTTCAGCTTGATCGCAACCAGCAAATTTTATCCTAACATTAGCCATCTTGTTTTTTCTTAACTTGCTGAAACAACCTTTAGCTTGTTTGTCAAAATTTAAATCTATTTCAAACTCTATCTCGCACTCCGCAATCTTGAGTGCGTTGTGTGGCACAAGTGAAAAAAGAGGAACTTTAACGGACTTTTCCCCCAGTTCAACTGTGACGGTCTTGGGTTTTCCATCTTCAAAATAACTTTTGTTAATATTCTCAATGTACTTTCCTTCAACTTCTTTCTGAGCTTGTACTACAGCTGAGTATAGCGAATCAAATACGTCTGTTACCTTATCCATTCTTTAGAGCTTTTACTTCCGCACTTAGCTCTTGTACTGCTTTCAACAGTGGAATGACAAGATTAGAATACTTAACTGCCAACTTCCCGTTCGCACCTTCAGTAACCAGATCAAAATCAACACCCGCATCTGTCATAGCTGTCTGCACATCCTGTGCGATCAATCCAACATAGTTGGTGTCATTATCTTCTGGTCTTTCATCTGCTGGAACAGTCACAGTTTCATAAACTGCTTCTTGCGCTTCAACCGCTGGACTAACTAATCTGCGTTCACTCGCTGGTGTTACCACAACTGTTTCAGTCCAAGCTTCTTTCGCTTTCTTAATAACAACTGTCTCAGTTCGTTCTGGCTTAGCTGGCTGAACTACAAATGTTTCTGTGCGTTCTGGTGCAGCTTCAACAACTACCCGTGTTTCGGTTCGTTCTTCTTCAGCTGGAG